ATCCGGACAAATGGGCTAATGGTATTCCAGAGCATCAACGACAGATTATGTTAGACAGTCCGTCTGGCACGAGAAAATATTACAAAATGTGGTTAGAACAAACAAATGCTGGCGGCCACAAAGGTTTTTACTTTTTTCCAAATAATAAATGCTTAATGCGTACAAAAAACGGAATAGATCACAATATTAGAACAAAGTTTGAAGATTATTTACTTCAAGAAGAATTTATGTATGAACATTGGTGGGAAGAGGGTGATATATTGCTCATGGATCAACTAACAACATTACATCGACGTGGACAAAACGATCCTGAAATTATAAGTAATAGAATTTTACATAGAATATGTTTTAGACTTTCAAACCTAAATAATTATGTTGAAAAAAACAATACTATAAAAATAGAAAATCCTGCTTTATCGGCACCTGTTATAGCAGCTCCTACTACATTAGACAATGATTATATTTTTGGATTTGATTTTGATTTTGATAAACAAAAACTACTTCAGCAGTACAAGAAAAATTTACAGAATAGCAAGAACTTTAACGATAACGGATTGCCGGTAAGTGTTCCAAAATTGCAGTTACAAGAAGATTTTGAGTTTAACTATGCACAGGAGTTAATGGACTTTTTTGAAATAACTGGAGAAGCAAAATACTATACAGTGAAAAAAGATTGTGATTTTGATTTACATGTTGATACTTTGCCTCAGTGTAGCATAAATGTTCTTGTTAGTGATAATCCTGCGCCTGTTTTCATTGGAGGCAAGAATTATATGTATAAAAATTGTGTGCTTAATGTTAAAGAACCACACGGTGTTTTTATGAATGATGAGAACCGAATTTTGTTTAAGATATCAATATTTGATTATACTTTTGAAGAAGTTAAACAAAAAATAAATACAAAATTAAAGGATTTAAAATGACATCAGCATTTATACCATTTCCAGAATTAAAATATAACAAAGAAAAATTACTAAATTTGTATAACAGTATACAGGATTCGCCGTTATGGAAACAGTATGGTCCTAACCCATATAATGCTATTTCTACTCACCTAGTAAAAGTAGATGAAATTATCTCGCAGTTCACGCCAGGATTAATATCTAATGAGGTAAAGTTTGTAAAGATGATTGCAGGCGGCGGCGCAGAATGTCATACCGATACACGAAACGTAGGTATACTGATCCCAGTTATAGTAGAACAAGGACAATTAACACATATTCATAAAACAGAAGAAACTAATAATGATCAACCTGATCATTTAAACATAGATGGTGATGAAAAAGTTAAAATATATAAAACACCAATATTAGAAAGTTTCTATTTAGACCAACCATATTTTTTAAACACACATGCACCTCATAGTATTACAGTAAAATCGGCTGTTGATCGAGTCTTACTTACAGTAGGTTTTACAGAAGAATATGATAATTTTGAATTAATTAAAAGTATGTATAAAAATGGCAATATTTTAGTTTGAAGTATCTATAAAAATATGAATCAAACAAGATTAACCCATGCACCGTTTTCGTAGCCTTGGAATTTGTTATCTGTTGAATTGTAAATAACCATTCCGTTAGCTGCGGTAAGAGCATCGCGTTCTAATGTTGTTAATGAACCAAATTGTACAAATCCACTAATTTTTGTGTCACCAACTACTTCTAGCTCCTCAGTAGGAAAAGCAGTCCCTATACCAAATTTATTATCTCTCCAAACAAAAAGTTTGTCATCAGTTGTCATATCGCCGTCAGCAGAATTACCAAATAATAAGAAGTCTTCTTGCCCAAAAATACCTGAAGTTACTAATGATCCATTTACGTCAGTTCTTTCAAAGAGAATAGCACCGTATTGACTGTCGACACCTGTAAGATCTGAAGTTGATTGTCTAGTAAGTTTTAAAATACTTCTGTCGTCATTTGAATTAATTTTTACGCTCATATTATCATTTGGCGTATCGTTTTTTACAATTATTTGTTGTGTAGTAGGTGTAATAAGATTAGTGTATATATTTCCAGTTATATTACCATTTACGTCACCATTAAATGTACCAGTGTGATTACCAGTTGCGTTACCAACTACATTACCAGTCACGTTACCTGTAACATCACCAGTCACGTTACCTGTAACATCACCCGTTACGGCACCATTGAATATCTGTGTAGTTGCATCAACTAGTTTAGTTGTACTATCGTCTGCAAAAACATCACCAAATGACGGTCCGTGAAAATCTGCATACACAACATTAGCAGTTACATCTCCAGAAGTAATAACATCACCAGTAATATTAATATCACTGTTGTTAGCAGTCCAGTTTACTCCGTCATATGTTAACATACTACCAGATGCAGCATTTTCGATAAATACGTCTGATAGATCGTTTATCGAAGTTACACCGCTATCGTCAACTCCAACAGTCCAGTTTACTCCGTCATACTTTAAAATACTACCAGATACAGCATTTTCAATGACTACATCTGATAGATCATCTAGAGAACTTACACCTTCGACACTATCAGCAGTCCAGTTTACTCCATCATATGTCAGTACATCGCCGGCATTTACCGTCTCAATGACTACACCTGATAGATCATCTAGAGAAATTATATTTCCAATACTATCAGCAGACCAATTTACTCCATCATATGTCAGTACATCGCCATCATTTAATGTCTCAATAATTACATCTGATAGATCATTTAATACCGATGCACCACCACCGCCTCCGCTACTGACTGTATCAATTGCAACACCGCCTACTGTTGCTCCATCGCCTACATATAGTTTTTTTGTATCGGTTGTATAAATTAATTCACCTTCAACAGGTGTAAAAGATCCTAGTCTTTCAGCGTCAGTACCGCGTCTAATTTGTAATGGCATGCATCATCTCCGTAAAATTCGTGTTACAGTATTTATGCCTTATCTGCCTTTTTTAAGGAAGGTGCGTGTACGTTTTTGTACATCGTGTTTGACTTTTGGCGTGTCAATACTGAAGTCAATACTTTTAATAACGTTATCGTAATCTGAAAAAAATGTTTCTAATGATGATTCTAAAGATTCTGAATCTGTATACTTTTTCTTTTCCTTCGCTACATCAATAGTATATATCTTTCCGTTATTAAAAAAGATATTAATACTATTGATGTACTCGATGGGTACAGATTTAATTTCTACATCATTAAATACCTCTGGCCAATGATTAACAATCTCCGGAGGTAACTTACTATTATTACTCACTAACTTCCGCTTTTTTCTTTTTCTTAGTAGGAAAAAGATCTTCAGCTTGTTCACGAAGCTTCTTAGCTTCTTTAAACATAGCGTCAGCCTGTGACCTATAAGATGCTGCTAGTTCTTCATCTGAAAGAACGTCGTGGGTATTAGTGTTTGCTATAGGTGCTTCTGCAACTACTGCTTCTGATGTGTCTGTGGGTGTCTTTTGGCTGGGATCTGTTAAGGCAAGATCTTCAACACTTATACCCTGTTGTTGTGCGATAAGATTATTCAGCTCATCGAGCCTAATTGAAGTCTTTTGATTCGGAACTAATTCCACTTCATTAGTAGGCATTTTTTGTAGCTTTCCAGTTGCATGAAAAGCTCTTAGCATTAGGCGTCCATCCGGCAAAGGTGATCTATCTAAAACAAGTGCTAGATCATCTGCTTCTTGTCCAACTGCTGACTCTACGACCTTCATAAGACTGTCATGTTCGTCAGCAGATAGAGTTTCGGTTGCAATGACCAGGCAACTATCCGCGTCGCCTGGTACAACTCTATAAGCAACTACCACACGCCGTTTACTTTTTACGAGTCTTCCGACATGTTTGATCATTGGTTACTTACCCTTCTGCTGCTGGTGCTGCTGCTTCAGCTGCTTGTTGTGCTTGCTGTGATGCTGCAATTGCGCCTAGAAACTGCTCTAGTTTTGTATATGTTGCACCTACTGTTTGCATTTCGTTTGGACGGAATGCGCCACGCTGACTTGCAACGTCGATGATTACTTTTAGTGCTTGCAGATCTTGTACTGTTAAGTCTGCTGGTGCTCCGCCTGCTGCTGCTGGCGCTTCTGCTGCGGTTGCTGCTGTATCTACTGCTTCTGCCGCTTCTTGATTCATTTGGTCTTCCATAGTGGTTCCTTCTCCAACTGTTGTTTCTTCGAAAGTAGTTTCTTCTTGAGCTTGCTCAGTCATTGCTATTCTCCTTTTGCTAATAATAATTATCTGACTGTTTCTAGTTATATTTCAAATGTGGACAAGCTAACATAAAATAAGACATCTCTTTTGAGTCTTCAAATCCTATTTTCATAGCATGTTGCAATTCCTTGTTATGATTTATAACTAGTTCTTTTCCTAAGTAGTATCGACTCTTAAGATTTATTTCTACCCATTTACTTAATGCTTCACCTAGATTATATCTAATACCAGGTATTGTAGCATATTCAAAGTGCGCAGGGGGGTAGGTTAACCTGCGTTCTCCGAAAACATTATAAGGGTTCGGTGTTAGGTTCTTCATGCAGCCTCGTCATAGTGAACTGTCATACCAAACGGTCCTTGTAGATTCTTATCATGATTACTATGAACTAAAAAGATTGTATCACAGTAGTCTGGATCTCCCCAGCTATCCCAAGCATATCCATCTGTAAACATAATGAATTTCTTAGGAACAATATCTTCTTCTTTCATATAATGCCAGTTAGCCATAAAATCAGTGCCACCACCGCCTACAACTTCGTACTCAGTAATTTCACGTCCGTCATCGGCACTAAAGTCGTCTTCATTATATACTTTAGTATCAAAGCACCATATTTTAATTTTATAATCTTTAAATTCGTCCATAATGCCTTTTACTTCACTTAAGAAGTCAGCAGCTTGCTCGTTTCCAATCGAACCGCTCATATCAATACTAATGCACAGTTCGCATGTATCTAAAAAGTCTTGTCCTGGAAGAATAGCACCAGTATGCATACTCTTACGATTAGGACGAGCAAATGTAAAGTCATTTTTAATTGTAGATTGTATTTGCTGACGGATTAGTTCACGCCAGTTCATTTTAGGCTCTGTAAGCTCTTTGATCATACGTGCAACGCCTGCAGGAACATTACCAGCGCCAGCAGTTTGCGCAGCATTAATCATTGCTTCTTTCATTTCATCACGGATTTGATCTAATTCTTCTTTAGAATAGCTAGGACGTCCGCCGCTCTTACCACCGTCTTTGCCTTCGTCGTCGCCGTCACCATCGTCGCCTTCGCTCCAGTCATAGTGTTCGTCTAGCATTTCTCCTAGTTGATCTAAGAACTCTTCACCGTTCTTTTTAGCTTCGTTAAACAAATCATCATATACCTCTTCTGACATCCAGTCACGGTATTTAAAGTCTTGGAAACAGTCAACTAGTTTAGGAATAGTACCAATACGCTGATCTACTAGCATATTGTTTACAATATAATCCGCAGCGATATTGTACAGCATCGGATTACGGTCTTCACGGCGTGTTAAGTGATCAAATACGCAGTGTAGGATTTCGTGTGCAATAACAAATTCAATTTCTTTATTATCCATAGCATTAAAGAATTGTGTATTATAATACAAGTTACGACCATCTGTTGCAGCAGTCATACACCAGTCATCACATGCTTGGATTTTTAAACGTGTAGCTAGATTACCAAAGAACGGATGACGCAATAATAAACCAACTCTTGCAGTAATAATACGATCTACTACAATAGCGTTCATTTCTTTTAGCTCATCTGCGGTAAGGTCTGGATCAGGTGACCAGTTTTTAAGTTTAGTTTGCGTTTTTTTAGCAGACATCTTAATTGTAACAATATCAGTAAAGTCTAGCATGTACCATCTCCGTTTGTTATAATACTAATATAACACATCTTGTGCAAATGTCAAGAGAAAGTGGACCAAAATATGGCCCACTTCCCTTATTATTAGCTACCTTGAGCAGCTTTAATATACTTTCCGTAACGATCGTGGAATTCGTCGAAACATTCGACAGCATCCGGATCAATTGGCAAGCTATATTGAGTAAGAGCAAGTTTGATACCCATAACAACCATTTCGGTGTCAAAGTTATCCATTGAGAAACGTAAGAAATTATTGACCATATTGTCGAACTTCTTATTGTTTGCATCACTTGCTTCTTTGAGCTCATAACATAATGATACGGTTAAGGAATACATTGCACTGATTTCCGTAGCCTTGAGCTCTTTTACCTTACCTTCCAGAATGTCTGTTGGGTTAGGCATATTAGCAGCAACTTTACGGTGAGCCATAAATTTTACTGCCAATCCTTCTCCTACTGAACCTGATACTAAATCAGTTGTAGTAGATTCTTCGTCTTCGTCTTCCAGTAGCTCAGACACAAACGACCAACTACGTGGTGTTGCAAATGCTCTGCTAGGAGAACGCGGATCAAAGTTATAAAGGTCTTGCTTTGCAAATTGCAAGTAACCTACAACGTCTGAGTGTTGATTATTATCAACTGCCCAGCCAAACCAATCTTCAAATACTACTGCAAGTTCTAAGTGAACAAAGCGATTTGACAACGGAGCAGGCATACGATATGTAACACCTTTGTCCGCTTCTCGGTTACCAGCTGCAATAATAATTACGTTATCTGGTAATTTGTATTGTCCGACACGACGATTTAGAATTAATTGATATGCTGCTGCCTGTACAGCAGGCGCTGCTGAGTTCATCTCATCAAAGAATACTACAATATTATCATATTGTGCAGCAAATTCTTCGTCTGGTAACTCTTCTGGCGCACCCCATGTCATTTTTTCTGTTTTAGGATTAAAATGTGGGATACCTTTGATATCAGTTGGGTCCCAAAGACTTAACCGGATATCAATTAAATGTGAATTAGGTAGAGTATCTGTAACTTGAGCTACGATGTCCGACTTACCAATACCTGGAGGTCCCCAAAGGAAGATTGGACGTTTTTTCTTCATAGCACGTAGGATAGCGCTTTTAGCTTTGTTAGGTCCTACTGTTCTTAACATCTCTGACATGTTGTATTCCTCTCATATGTTTCAGTGCATACAAGTAATATAACATCTATACAGAGTTTGTCAACCTTTTTCTCTGTTCATTGCCTTGATTAACCCATATTTTCTTATATCACCAGAGAAAAGAGTTAGTTCGACTGCTTTCTTTTCGTTCGTTACTGTAATACTACGATTGGTAAGGTAGTATGGACAGTCAATAAACTGATCTAAAAAGATAATAACTTGTGTAGTTAGTGGCATTTCAGGAGGATAAGGTATATCGTATGTAGCCAATTCGATCTGTTTAACTATGTCATATCCTGCTTCAGTTAATCTAAGCCCACCGTTGTCTTTTTCTCTAGTATTTTGCCACCATAGAGGCATGTACTGCTTCACAGTAGTATCATCACTTGATTTATCAAGTTGTTTTAGAAAAATTTTAGTGTAAGTTTCTTTCCAGTTCATTCTTCAACTACTACATTACCTTCAGTTAACACATGTACAGCAAAATCATCCGACTTAAACATGTCGTTTAATCTTTTTGCTAGGTTATGTGCATGTCCTGGGTTAGAAAAGCTTGTTTTCTTATATTTAGGACCTGGGTAATTAGTAAGTATGTTCGAACTTTTAAGATTGAATGGCTTGCCTCTATAAAAGACAGCCCAAATAGCTTCAGCCTCAAGAATTTGTTCACACTTGTATGTAACATTGTCAGTGTGTTCCAAAATAATTGTAGGCTTAGGTCTACTCATAGTATCATCCTTCTCGGCGTCAATACTATTTAGCAGTTCTTCACTTAATTCAATTGTTAAAGCCTGTGCCACCATCTAATCGTACCTCTATTACTTCGTCTGTTTGTGTAGAAGTATTTACTAAAAGCTTTTCTAGGTCCGCAGTTAATCTGGATGATATAATACCCAGCGTAAAGGCAAGATTTTTAGCTTGTGCAATAGGTATCCTTACCTCACGCTGATTAGTATTGTCAGCAGCCTTTACTTGCTGTATAAACTGCTGAATAGGTATGGTGTTTATAGGATCACTTTGCATTCCAAAGTGCTTCTTTCATCTGTGATTCTGTTTTAAAAGGTCCTTTAGATTCGTAACGTTCAATTGTTACTAATTTAGGACAAAAAGACTTTACCCAGCCTTTTTCAAATTTAATTACATAATAACCTGCGCAATACAGGCTTTTAGATTTATCACTCTTTGTAAATAACGGTAAGCTTTGCTTAACATTAAACATTGTATTATAAGGACGCACACTACACGGATATCCGTGTACTTCTAACACTTCTTCTGTACCATCAGAAACAGTAATAGAGTTTCTAAGATCAATACCTAAGTCTGTTTTAATTTGTTTTTTATTAGTAAAAAACTGTGTACCTTTTTTACCTGAGAACACAAACTTTTCTTCGTCAAATGCTAAAGTACCAATATTTTCACCTTGATCTTCAACAATCCAAAATTTGTCTTCTAGTAGTGTTTTTAGTTTCATTATTTAATATACCTTGCTTGTAGAGGTTCGGCAAATGATGCTGCTTGATCAGCTACACGTTGCATATCCCACTTTGCACAAAACTTCATGAGTCTCATACCTACTTGTGTAATATTTTTACTTTCTACATTGTTAATTTCTTCGTTAATGATTGCTCTAATGTCTGCGGGTTGTGCAGTTAAGTCACAAAGTGTAACATTGCGTGTATAGTCATCTAGTACACGATGTTCTACACCTTCATGATCTACCCAACGCTGTAACATCATGTTATTCCAGTTAAAGCCTTTGTCGTTCTTGTCAGCAAATGCTTCTTGTAGGCCTACTTTGTTTTTAGTGCCTTTCTTACGTACACCTGGATATGCACTAAACACGTTGTCACTAGTGTCGCCACGCATACACTTTTCAAACAACATGAATTCAGGATCGGGAGCAGCCTTAGCTTCACCTGTCTTCTTATCAACTACTGCATGACCTTTATCGTCAAAGTAGCCTTTGTATGTAATAGTTGTATTGCTTACACCGTTGTACTGTTGTACATTAGGAGCAATAAGTTGCGCAAAGTCACCGTCAGTACTAATAATAACATGTTTATCATTAGGATGTGACTGTACCCAACCAGCAATTAAGTCATCTGCTTCTAGTTGCGGATGCCGCATAACAGTGCAGTTAGTCTTCTCTGATACAAAGTTCTTAAATTCGTCGAAGATTTCCCAAAACACTGTATCTTCTTCTGTCTCTGCAACAGTCATCTTGTCTCGAGTAACTTGTCTGTTACGCTTGTAAGGCTCATAGAAGTCTTTACGCCAGCTACGTCCTTCTAAACAAAATACAACATGCGAACCTTCAAAGTCACGCCACGCTTTCTTAACACTGTTAAGCGTAATGTGTAGAGCCATGCCTACTTTAGTATCTATGTCGCCACGTACTACATGCCTTGCACGGAAGAACGTGTTAGCAGTATCTACTAGAATATAAGTTGCCATTAGTTTGCCTATTGTTGTTTATATATACGATTATATACGATTATATACGATTAGTCAACCGTTATTAATCCCATAATAGCATACTTGTCATCTGCTATTGTGCTCATGTTGTTATGCTCGTTACTATATTCATCATTACTGCTGTTCCGCTTATTGCACTACCTATCATAATTGCTCTGTCACTCCATGCCATACCTACATATATCCATCCACAACTGCTGAGTACATATGCTATTTGCCCAAACATTGTAAAGCCTGCACTTAGAGCGAACACACCAATTACAGCACCTATCATACTAAACCATTTAACATACCAGTCTGGTGTGCCTGTTGGGGTAGTAGGAGTTAAGTCGTCAACTTCAGTTTGGAGTTCGGCAAGCTCTTGTTTTAAACGCTTACGTTCTTTTGACAATTCCATCGCAAGACTTTGAGCACGAGTTGCGCTCGCCGCTTCTTTATATTCCTCTTGTGTTGTAATCATAAAGTCTAATCCCACAAACTCTCGTAATATTCTCCAAACAATTTAAATCCGGCTGTCATACGTTCTTGGTGTTTTCTCATACCGTCGTGATCAACCCATTCAAAGTGTCCACCGAGGGGTATGTCTAGATTTTCTTTGTATGGCCCATAATAATTATCTTGCCAATCATCTTTG